TGAAGAATCAACGTGTTTTCTGTCCGGCTTAGTCACAAAATAGAACGCTATCAAACTGATACCCAAAGAAAAAGGAATAAGCCCTCCCATCAGGGAATAACTCAAACCCCCGATTAATATGGAGGTTCCGAGAGTTATTTAGTTTGTTTCTTTCGTCGTCCTGGTTTTTTGTCATTGCTGTATTTCCATGCATCATTAAGAATGTCATACAAATAATTTCTTATCTTTCTTGCTTCTGGTTTTGAAAGATGTCCATATGCTTCCCGAAGTTGTTTATGTTCATTATCAGAACCACCTTCAAGATAAGTATCTAAATCTAGTACAACCTCACTAATATTTGATGCAGTTTTACTTTCAATAAATTCTCCAACTTCTCGTAGGAGAACTTTTTTAATTTTTAAATAATCATAAAACTTCAATACAAACTGACCTTTAAATGCATAATCAATTGCCTTTTCTACATCGTAATAAACTTCGTAAAAGGTTGTTTCCATTTAGATTACTTTATTTTCCTGCAAATATTTAACGGTATCTGTACATCCCCCGAGATGCTCTTGATCATTAAGAACTACTTGAGGAAATGTAGTTCCTAATCCAAACTGAGAATAGAATTCATCTCTTAAAAAATCTTCATCTAATTTGTAGATCTTATGTTCCAGATTGCTTAATCGTAGTACCTGTTCTATTTTAGAACAATAGGGGCAACCGTTTTTTGAATAAACTGTGAATCTCATAATAGTACAACTAGCGGTATAAGGATTGTTAAAATTGAAATGATAATACCCACTGCCGTTTCTAGCAGTGGGCGAATACTGTATGTGTCCATTAAATTATATTTTTTCTTGGATGATACGTATAGTATTCATTATCATTTGTTTGCTTTCGCCATTCTATAATAGCAGATAATTTTTCAGTTGTAAAGAATGGTTGTTGCATATACCAATCATACCAATCTTGATGACCTTTGGAAGTGTTGCATTTTCTGCAAGCACATAAGACATTTGTAACTCGGTCACTTCCACCTTTAGATCTTGGAGTAATATGATCTAATGTTAAATTCTGATAAGATTCGCAATATGCACATTCATAATTCCATTTTTCTTTGATTGATTGTCTCCATTTTCTTTTTGCTTCGGAACTTGTAGTTGCTTCAAGATTGTACAAAAGTTCGTCTGAAGTAGAATAAAGTGGCATTCTTAAGATGTGTACCAAAAATATTTAGAGTTTCTTTGAGTGTGATATAAATGTAGTGAAACTGTTCTGATAGCGTTGTCTTATGATTCATCTTTATTATTTCTCCCATAGTTGAACCCATAATAAATGATATAAAGGTCTAATAGAATATTAATCCAATTGATATTTTGCATCATACTACTACTGGTTTTTTTTGTCCTTCTGGTAGTTTGATTTGTGGTAGTGATTCACTAGGTCCATTTCCTGTTGATTCGTTTACTTTCCAGGAACCACCAACTCCACCATCCATATTTACAACAATATCTGAGGTTGGGAGTGCCTTTGGCATCTCAATATCAACAACTTGACCCATCAGAAATTTATTTTTAATAATTTGGCGATTGTGTGGATCTGTGTCAAACATCATCATTGCATCCGAATATTCACCACAATCTACAATTTTTTT